AAAGGAAAGGAAAGGAAAAAGTCGGATTTTCCAAATCCTTTCCCTCCCAAAATTGATTATCAAAAATTCATTGATTTTTTTAAACACAAATATTTTTAAACTCATAAAAACTAATAAATGGCGTTTTTTTGCCTTAAAATTTAATCCGTAATGCAAAAAATAATTAAAACGAAGTGTTTGTATATAAAAAATAAAATAAGCCCTTATATCGCCTTAAAATAAATCACATAAAATTAAGCGAAAAAATTAAAAACAAAGAAAATGGAGAATCAGAGAGAAAATTTAGTAATAGGCAGAAACAAGTATAATAATTTAAAAAGTTTTAAAAATGAAGATTTGTCAGACGAACAAAAAAAACAGATTGAAGAATATGAAAATAGAAATCGATCTGAAAGTCCAGAGCAAATTGAAAAAACTAAAAAATATTTACAAGGGCTTTTAGTGCCAGTAGAAAAAAAAGAATTTTCAATATCTGCAAAAGAATTATGGGTTTTGTTTAAATCACATTTTCAAATTACAAACAATAAACCTTTTGAAATAACAGAATTTACTATTAAAAACATTGAGCCAATCATTTATTATTTTTCTAAAGATGAACGATTTTTTGAATGCGATAATCTAAAAAAAGAACTTTCAGTTCCAAATTTTGATAAAGGTCTTTTGATTATTGGAAATTATGGAAATGGTAAAACATCGATAATGAAAGTGTTTGAAAATATATTCAAAGGAATTGTTGGGGTTGGTTTTAAAGGATATTCAGCAAATGAAGTAGTTACAATGTTTGAAAAATGTTCATCGGATGTTGATAGAGATGAGTTTGAAAAAATAATGTGGCGTGGTACTCGATATTTTGATGATTTGAAAACAGAGCGTATTGCTTCAAATTTTGGAAAGGTTAATATTTTCAAGGAAATTATTGAAGAACGATATAATCGAAAATCGAAAACTTACGTTACATGCAACTATAAAAAAGACTTTCCAGATGATTTGAATGCAGCACTTGACGAATTCGAAGATAAGTACGAAGGACGAGTTTATGATAGGATATTTGAAATGTTCAACATTATAGAATTCAAAGGAAAATCATTTAGAAAATAAAACCAATGAGCAAGATACTAATCGGAATTGATCCAGATGTAGAAAAAAGTGGAGTTGCTATTTTAAAAGACAATAAGTTGAAACTTCAAAACCTCACTTTCTTTGAGTTATTTGAAATGTTGAAATTTTACAAGGAAAGAGAAATTAAACCAATGATTTATGTTGAGTGTGGTTATTTGAATAAATCAAACTGGCATAAAAAAATAGGTAAATCTGCATCATTAAACACAAAAATTGGAGAACGAACTGGTGCAAATTTTGAAACTGCAAAGAAAATAGTTGAAATGTGTGCCTACCTTGGATTGCCTTATTTTCAAATTAAACCTACTCGAAAAAAATCAGATTCAGATTTATTCAAACAAGCAACTGGCTTAAATATTAGAACTAATCAAGAACAGCGTGATGCTTACTTTTTAATACATGGAAGATGAAATAGCAAACAAAAATAGACCTTCAAAACCATAAAAACCAACACAATGAAAAATTACCAACTCACTCGCATACGACATTAACGGACATTTCGAGTTCCAAAACTAATACCAAATATTTAAAAAAAACCACTTGTAGTAAGTGGCTTTTTGATTATAACAAATTTTGTTATTTAATAATATATTTTTATTATATTTGTTGTATAATGTAACCAAAGAAAAAGCAATTAAGGAACAAAGTGGTATTCTATATAATTAAATAATTGTTCCAAAATACATAAAATTATATGCCAGGTGTTAGATCAAGTAAATTAGAAACAGAAAAGCGAGTATTCACAATTCAAGGGTGGATAATCAATGGCGTTCCTGATTATTTGATACTAAAGAAGATTGAGCAACAGTTCAAAAACAAAGATGAAGAATTTATCAAAAGAAGACAGGCTAAGGTTTTACTACAAAAGGCTTATAAGATTTGGCACGAAGAACAGGAGGCTACAATCGAGCAAAAAAGAGCATTGAAAATTTCTAAATTAAAGCAAGATGCTCGCTCTATGGGTGCTGAATTCAAAAACACGCCTCAAGGAATGGCTGTTTTATTGAATTACGAAAAGGAAATAAACAAATTAGAAGCCTTATATCCTACTACTAAAATTATAATTCAAGGAGACAAAGATAATCCTTTGGTAATAACTAATCCAGAAGATAGAGAAGCACGTATAGCTGAACTCATAGCTAAAGCACAAAAATAAATCTAACTTTTTTTTAATTTTAAATAACAAAATTTATTATTTAATAATAATTTAAATTACTTTTGACAAATGAAATTAAGAACATTGCTCTTTATTTTCTCAATCTGTATGATTGGATTAACGTAGATGGCATCTACACCTACTAAATAAACAACTCATTCCGATAAGTCGGAACATAGAACCTTTCGGGTTGGTAAAGCTCGTCAAATCATTCTGTGATATGCGGATTATAGGTGTGGCGTGTAGAAAATTTGAATCGTGTAGCGTTAGATTATTTTGTGCTTTTTTGAACTTTTTGAACAAAATAATCTTATAAAAAACAAATGTGGGTTGTTTTTAAATTTTAATATAAACTATGATTGAAATAGTAAACGGACGTGTTTTTGTCGAAGGTAAAGAAACAATTGATCCAACTCTTATTGGATATGCAATGCTTGACTTTGCAGAAACAACAAAACAAGATATTTTATCAATAACATTAAAAGATGGTGATGTTTTTATTGATGATTATGAGAATGCAAAAGTTTTTTTATGATAAATATTGAAGAACTACAAACCAAACTTACCTAATTAATAACCCTACAAGAGTATTATCTCAAAATTGCTCGTAATGATGAAGCTTTGAACGACGAGATTAGAGCAATACAAAAAATTATCTACGAATATAAATAATAAAAATTACGAATTTAACAAAGCAACGTAAAAAAGATACTGGGGCATTTTACACTCCAAAAATATGGGCTGATTTAGCATTAAAATATATTTTAGAAGTAGTTAAGGATATAGAATATTTTGTTTTTTTAGATGTTTGTTGTGGGGAAGGTGCATTGTTAGAGGCATTACCAAAAGGAGTTGAAAAATACGGAACAACTCTAGAATGGGAAGATGTGGAAATTTGCAGAGGTAAAGGCTTACAGGTATGGAAATTAGATTTTTTAAAAGAGGATATTTCAGAAATTTTGCCACCAAGTAAAATGGAAAGATTAATAATTTTCACAAATCCACCTTACGTTAAACTTTCAGCTAATAAATATCCATTACAACAAAAGTACAAAACAAATGACGCTACTGCTTTATTTTATTACAGAATTTTAAAAGAATTGAACCCTCTATTTTTATGTAGTTTTAACAAATTAGATTTATACCAAGGACAAATACACGAAAGATTTAGAAATGAAACAAATTTAACTGAAAGAACGATAAAACAATTTTTAACCCATTCAAAATCATGGAATTTAAAAGGAGATTTTCCTATTAGTTTCAATATAATTTCAGGAATATAAAATGAATTTATTAAATGTTAGAGAACCTCACAGAATACGAAATATTAGAACTTGACTCGCTTTTAACTCAACGTAGAGCCTATGAATTAAAAGAAAGTTTGTTTGAATTCGTAAAAGAGTTCTGGAATGTAATTGTTACAAATGAATATATACATAACTGGCATATTGAGTTCTTATGTAATGAGGTTCAAATAGTATTAGAATGGGTAATAAAAGGAGAGGTAAAACTTTATGATTTAATCGTAAACATTCCCCCAGGAACATCAAAAAGTACAATTATTTCACGTATGGCACCTGCTTGGCTTTGGGCAAATGATTCATCAAAAACAATCATATCAAATACGATTGATAGTAAGAATGCAACCGAGTTTTCTACTTCTACAAAAGATTTAATTCAAAGCGAAAAGTATCAACTGTATTTTCCAGAAGTCAAAATTAGACGAGATGTTTCTGCAAAAACTTTTTATCAATCAAGCAAAGGCGGTAAAAGATTTTCCTTAACGACTAGAGGTTCATCAACTGGCAAGCATGGTGATGTTTTGATTGATGACGACCCAATGGATTACACAACGGCTCAAAGTCCAATCGAAGCCAAACGATGTATTGAAGGATTCAAAGCTTTACAAACAAGAAAAAAGGACAAAGAGAAGGTTCCGTATATTCTGGTTATGCAACGCCTCTCAAAAAAGGATACAACTGCTCACGCTTTGAAAGTTTTGTCAGATGTTCGCCATTTATGTTTACCAGCTGAAGACAAATACAACAATATTAAACCAGAAGAAATAAGGAAGTTTTATATTGATGGAATGCTAGACCCAAAAAGGTTGAGTAGAGAAATTTTGGATAAACAACGAAAAGGGCTTTTAGATGACACAAAACCTATTTCAGACATAGCTTTTGATATTCAGTTCAACCAAGCATCATTATCCGATGATAGTCTTTTATATCCAAAAATTAATATGGTAAATCATTTGCCTGCTAATCGTGAAGGCGTACTTAGGTATTCATTTACTGACGTTGCGGACACTGGAAAAGATTATTTATGTACTTGGTTTATTGAGGTTAATGAAGGTAGAATTTATGTTTATGATTGCATTTATACACAGCAAGGTAGTGCTGTTACAATTCCATTATTGAAATTGAAAATAGAACAAAACAATTCTATGATAAATAAAATTGAAACAAATAACCAAGGTAGTGTATTCGTTTCTGTTTTGTTAGGGCAAGGTGTAAATGTATCTGGTTATTATAGTTCTGGAAACAAAGAAGAGAAAATAAGTGCGTATGCTCCGTTTATGTCTTATTACTATTTTGTAGAGCCAAGAGTGGATCAGCAAGAATATAAACAAGCGTTGAAGCATTTAGAGAGCTATCCTAAAGAGGGCAAAGCGGAAGATGGACACGATGACGCTGAAGATTCATGGACTGAATCAAGCAGATATTTATACACGAATGCTCGCTATTTATTTACACAAAATCAATAATGAAAGTTTATTCATTAAATACTGACGATATCATTGAAGTTATCCGAATAAAAGGATATGAAGTCATAAAAAAGGAGATGAAATTCTCCGATTGGATAAAATTAAAAAAACAAATCGGATATAGGTATATCGCTTATCAAAAAGGATTTTCACAATACAAATTAGAATAATTTTAATCAATAAATAATTAGGAAAATGGAAGTAACAGGAAAAGTTGTCATTATTGGACAAACAGAAAGAGTAGGTCAAAACGGATTTACAAAGAGATTATTAGTAGTTGAGGTTGATGGACAATATCCTCAAAAAATTCCAATTGATTTTGTGAAAGATAATACCCAAATGTTGAATAAAATTTCAGTTGGTCAAGTTGTAACAGTGAAAATTAATTTACGAGGAACTGAAAGTAATGACAAATGGTATTTGAATGCTCAAGGATGGAAGATAGACTAAATCTTAAACTAAATAATTATGTTAAGACCAACAGATATGAAAACTATTGATAATGTTGTGAAAAACATTTAATATAATTTGCTACTTATTAAACCACTTCAAAAAGGAGTGGTTTTTTTATCATTAAAAATATTATTTTTAATTATTCTAAATAACAAATAAATTTTCATTACATTTGCTTATTGATATTTATTCTATATGATGAGTTTTTTTAAAGATACTTCTATTGGTAGATTTTTCAGTAATACTCTTGGAATAAATCCAAAAGATTTTTCTGCTGACATATTTTCAATGAGTTCATTTGGAATAGGTGTAGCGGCTAATTCGTATTATTTAGGTTCTGTTAATTTTGTATTACTTCAAGAAAGAAATTTTATTTTGAATAATGTTATTTCTAAAATATCGAAGAAGTTTTCAAACGCAAATTTCACAGACGAAAAGGATAGCGAATTGTTAAAAAAAATTAATACTCCAAATAGTTTTCAGTCAAAAGAGGAGTTTTTAAAAGAGTTTGCAACCTACATTATCTCTTCTGGTTATACGGCTATCTTGAAAAAATATGTGTCGTTTGGTAATTTTGATACAATGGAATTAATAAACATTAATCCATGTACGTTGGATTTCAACAAAGATAATATCACATTTCAATTTGAAAATAAAAACATCACTGTTAATAGTTCCGAACTTATTATTTTTTATGATATACGAAGAAATAATTTTGATAAAAAAGGTTATAGTAGAATAATTCCATTAAGGTCTCAATTAGAGAATATTTCTTTGGCTCAAAAAGCTAAAAACATTCAAATACAAAATTCTGGAACTACGATTGTTTCTCCAAAAACATCTTCAAATGCAAGTAATGTAGATGAAGGATTGAACGCACCAGTCCCTGTTATGGGTGGTGGTTTAAAATCCCAAAAGAATGAAATGGAAGATAAACTAAACAATCGTGGTTTAGAAAACAGAATCATTGTTTCGTCAAAAGGGTTGGATGCTGTAAATCTATCTGAAAAGCTAAATAATATTGATTTCTATAAAATAATAGAATCGGATGCGTTGGCGGTTTATGATGCTTTTGGATTCCCTATTGAATTATCGCCTTACGGAAAAAATGCAACTTTTGAAAATAAAGATCAAGCAGAATTATCTCTTGTTGAAAATGAGTTAATACCTTTATTAAATAGTTTAACAAATTCACTTAATTCTGAATTTCCAAACAAAGGAAAGATTAAAGGTAATTATAATCACATAGGAGTTATGTCTATTGTAAAAAATAGAATTATTGATACTAATCAAAAAATAATTACCCAATATAAAACATTATTTGATGATAAAATAATCAATGAAAATGAGTATAAAAAAATTCTAATCGAAAATAAGATTTTACATGAAAAATAACGGAAATTTAAAACTCGAAGAAATTAAAAAGATAGCTGAAGAAACTAAAAATGAAGAATTAGCTGCCGATATAAAAAAACGAATAAAAAACAATAAAATTGTTGAAAAATGGCAAAAGTAAAAATCAAAAACTTTGCGTCTGAAGATGAAAAGTTTAAGTGGCTTCATGATAATCAAGCAATATTAAAAGCAGAACGTAAATCAGAACCAAAAAAAGCTGATGGCTTTGGCTTTGTTTCTTTTGCTATTGATGAACGTGGAGAAAAACTTAAATCGGAGGAAATAAGCCAAGATGTAAATGTTTTGAATGTTCGATGTGTTATCAATACAACTGGTCTATTCGATTCTCATAAAGATTTACATGTTCCTGGTATCTGGAAAAAATCTCTTTCAGAGTCAAAGTTATTATACTTATGTCAAGAACATGATTTAAGCTTTAAAGGCATTGTTTCTGACGAAGTAAAAGCATTTACAAAAAAATATAGTTGGAAAGAACTAGGATTTGATTTTGAAGGCGACACAGAAGCATTAGTATTTGATTCTGTTGTTTATAAAGAAAGAAATGAATTTATGTTCAATCAGTATAAAAATGGATATGTTAGAAACCATTCTGTTAGAATGCAATATATCAAAGAGTATTTCTGTATGAATTCTAACGAAACTTCACACACACAATACAAAGAGAATTGGGATAAATATATTCCATTATGTGCTAACAAAGAAGCCGCTGAATTATATGGCTGGATGTATGCTGTTACAGAAGCAAAAATTATTGAAGGTTCTGCGGTTGTTAATGGAAGTAATTTCGTTACACCAACATTAGAAGTAATAGAAAATAATAAACAAGCCGAGAAATCACTTGACCATAAAGAGCCGTCTACCGACACTCAAATTAGAAAAAAAGTATTTATCAATTAACAACAAAAAATTAGAGTTATGTTTCAATACAAAACCGATGCCCAATTAGAGGCAATGTCCGCAGCAGAAAGAGATACTTACGCTAGTGAAAAAAGAAATCACGAAGCATATGTTGCAAAAAAAGCAATGGATGAAGCTATTAAAACTTCAACCGATCAAATCGTAAAAGAATTTGACGAAAAAATGACTGCTAAAGAAACAGAAATTACTTCTTTAAAAGAAATAGTTGAAGCTCAAGGAGTTAAAATTGTTGAAATGGGAGTAAAATCTAATCCATTAGAAGGAAATTCTTTGATAAAAGAAATCGAAACCCACAAAGAAGGTTTAGAGGGTTCTGTTAAAAAAGGAAGAGATTACGAATTTGCTCTAAAAGCTGATACTTTGAGAGCAAATGTAGTTGGGAATCCAAACGCTCTTGACTTGACCGATATTGGTCAATTGGCACACAGAAGTATTACTGTTTACGATGTTTTTAGAAAAGTCCCTGTCCCTGCTGGTTCAAATGGAGTTGTTCGTTATGTAGATTGGGATCAAGCAACAAGTATAAGAGCTGCTAAAGCTATTGCAGAAGGTACTGATTTTGTTCAATCAACTGCAAAATGGAAAACAAGTACTTTGACAATTGAAAAAGTTGGAGATATTATTCCAGTAAGTGAGGAATTAATGTACGATGCTCCTTTGTTTGCAGCAGAATTAAAAAACTTTCTTGAAACAAATATTGCTATCAAAATTGATACGGATTTAGTTTCTGGAAATGGTGTATCGCCAAACATCAATGGTATGAAAAATCAAATTCCAAATTATGTTCCAGTAGCATCAGGAATTCAAGATTGTAGTATATATGATTTATTGGTTAAAACTAGAGAAGCTATTACTTCTCCTTATGGAGGTAAATATTCTCCAAATGTTGCTTTTATGAATATTGTTGATATCAACAAAATGAAATTAAAAAAAGATAATAATGATAATTATATCATGCCTCCTTTTGTTGATAAAAATGGAAACACTGTCAATGGACTTTTAATCATTGAATGTAATTCTTATGCTCCAAATACTATGGTTGTCGGCGATAATCGCTATGGTGCTATTTACGAAATACCTGGTATTTTAGTAGAAACTGGTTACGCAACTGGGGACTTTGAAAGTGATATGATGAGTTTAAAAGCTATAAAACGCTTGAACTTATTAATTAGAGATGTTGATAGAACGGGATGGTTAGAAGTAACAAGTATTTCTGCTGCTCTTATAACTTTAGCATCTTAACATCATGGTAAAAGTAAAATTCACATCAGGTTTTTCAGTTAAGCGTATTGGAGACGTTATTGAGTGTGATTCTCAATTAGCATCACAACTCGTAAATAATGATAAGGTAGCTGAATATACTAATAATGATGTTACAAAAATTGAAGAAGAAAGAGAATATCTTGAACCTAATTTGAAAGAAGAAGATTCAGATATTAGTACTGAAAAAGTCGTTAGTACAGTGGAAAACACTTCTAAAAAAAACTAAATAATGTTCACTAAACTATCTAATTTTACCTATGGTAATTATAGAATTGCCAATATCCAAGCTGATGCTTTAGATAATAATTTTGAGTTACTTATTCATATTCAAAAGTATGAGCAAGAAAGTTTAAGATTGTTACTTGGCGATAGCTTGTATGAGGAATTCATATCAAATTTAGAATTAGATAGTGAAGGTTTTTACAAAGTTAAATCCACAGCAGACCAGAAATGGAACTGGCTATTGAATGGCACATCATATATTGCAACTTCTTTGGGTAGTGGTTGCAATTGTGGTTGTCAAAACAATGGAAACCATTATTGGGGAGGGTTGGTTAAAAAAGTTGCTACAATTCAAAACAAGGATGTTTTTGAAACTTTAATGGCTTATTATATATTTTATAATTGGTCATTGAATTATAGAACATCAAGTCTTGGTATTGGTGAAGGACGTTTAAATTCTAAAAGTGCTACTCAAGAATCTTCTAAAAATAAAAGAGTTGATGCGTGGAATGAGTTTGTACGTTTGGCATACTTCGGATATTCCTGTACAGATGTTTCATTATTAAAATTCTTGCAAGACCATAAAGAAGAGTTTCCTAATGTAAATAAAATTCATTTACAACCTATGACTTACTATGATATTTAGTTTAAACACAATATTAGAGCCAGTTGCTACGAAAGTGATACACGATAATAAACCTGTATCATATAGTTGGGGAGACATTGATGCACTTCATAAATGGATTGAATCTATGAATAAAAAGCAAGTAAACGCAAGTTTAGGCATTAATGGTAGTAGAAAATATCCGTTAATATGGTTAGTTGAGGGTTGGAAAGGTAAAGAGAAAAATCCAGGTATCGAATTTTCTAATGTTAGTTTTCATATTGCGATAAACTCACGAATTGAAACACTGAATGAAAGTAGAATTGAAAAATTTGATATACTTTATAAAGTTGCAAATGATTTTATAAAGGGATTAAAAAAAATATCACATATTGAAGAAAACAATATTGGTTATTTTCAAAAATCAAATCTCAATACAGTATCTACTTCAAATGAAGATAAGTCTTACACCTCGGATATTTGGGATGTAGTAATAATTAATATGGATTTACATATAGTAAACAGAACCAATTGTTTTAGTTAAAATTTAATAAATTTAAAAAATAAAAATTATGTCAATATATTTAGAAATTTGCAACAGAGGAAAATCAAAAACAAACAATACAGGTGCTAGCGAGCAATGTTTTGAGGGGGTAATGGAGCGTATATTTGTAGCTAAAAGTAATTTTAGATTTGATAATATAAATGCGTTTAAAGATGCAACTATATGGAAAAATGCCATTAGAAATAAAGACATTGTTCCTTTATATAACGCATACGAAGTTACTGGAGCTAATATTGAAGCCGTAAAATTTGAAAGTGGTAATTTTTCAGAAGTAACAAAAAAAGCAATAAAAAAAACAACGTTTGAATGCTTTTTAGGGTTTTGTTCGCATAGAGCATTAAAAAGTTATGCTAATTCAGAATATACTCAAATATTTGAATTAACAGAAACAGGCGTGATTTTAGGGATAAATACAGAGGGTGGTAAAATTAAAGGGCAAGATGTTACTTTAACTATTGACCTTAGAGCAATTCAAGTATCGGCTAAAATTCCTTTTACAAAAGTAACTCTTACGTATAGAGATTATGAAGAATTAGAGGAAAATGTAGTTGCAATAAAGCCAACATGGGAAACTGAAACGCAATTAGCTGGTATTTTTGATTTATACTTAGAAAAAGTTTCCGCAACAGCAACTACTATCAAATTTACAGCATCTGCTAGTTGCTCTGGAGGTAATAATTTTATAGCATCTTTAACAGCTACAGATATAGTTGTAAAGGATACAGCAGGCGTTGTTCAAGTTGTGTCCTTTGTTGTCGCAGATGCAAATGGTGTTTATACTTTGACTGGAACAGGATTTGCCAACGGATATACTGTTTCTTTAAACGGAGTTGTGGTTCAACCTACAATTATGTATGAAAGTCCAAACCCATTAGTTATAACTATCTAATGAATAGTTATAATGGGATAACTTTCGCAAAGGGCTATAATAAGTCCTTTGCGGAATTTAAAGAAGAGTTTGGTTCAACTCATATCTTTAATGAAATCCACCCAGACGAAAGAGAAAAAGAACTAAAAAAAGCATTCAAAATCGCTACTGATGGCAACTATTCAAGAACAACTAACGAAAGTAAAGAAGTTACAGCCAAGTAGGTTGCAACAGGACTTGTTCAAGTTTATAAAAAGTATTGAAAAGGAGTTATTAGATAAAAATAAAGACCAGATATTTAACAAAAGCAAAGATATACATGGAAATCCGATAGGTTTTTATTCTTATGCAACAGAAGTAATATCAAAAGGCAAAAAGAAAAAAGGCGAACCTTTCACAGGTTTTGATACTGGGGATTTTTTTAAAGGTTTTTATATGCAAGAAGTATCTGGAGTTTTACGTTTTGGGTCTTCCGATTCAAAAACACAAACAATACTAAACAGTAAAAACTGGTTATCCAATGAGCTTTTTGGATTATCTGATGAAAATTTAAAGGAGGTAATCGAAAAAAGATTACTTCCTTTTTTTATTGAAAATAGCAGAAACATTTTAGAGATATGATTTACAAAAATCTTGATACAATACCATATAAACTATTTGTAAAAATTGCCGATACAGGCGATGTTTCTTTATTGAGTGAGAACGAAAAAAACATTGAAGAGTTACAGGAAATTTGGGAGCAAATATACGATGAGCATTTGTCAAAAAATCAAACCACAGAATCTAAAAAGACATTCAAATTATATAAAGAAATTGATAGTTTGCTAATTCTAAATAAAGTTATTTTAATGGCGTGTGAATGTTTAAGATTTGAATTTAACCAAGAATTATTTGACATGATAACTGATTTTGGTTATCAATTATCTATCACAGATACTGAATTATATTATGGGGACATTAAACGAATAGAACGAGAAGCAGAAGCCTATGTAGTTAAAGCAGAAAATTATAAAAATATGTTGCCTGAAAAAAAAGAAAATAATAGTTCAGAGTTTAATGTTGATGATATAATGGCTCTATATTGCACTATTCTTGGATTTAATATTGGAGATTTTAATGCAGTTACTTACAACGCTTTCTATGGCTATGAGAAACAGGTAAACGCAAAAATAAAATCAATAAATCAGCAAAACAAAAACTAATCATGGCAAACAAAAACGGCATTATAACAAGAAAAGACATTATAGAAGATGAAGCTTTAAAATGGGGTCCTGAATATGGAAATCAAGTTCAGATAGCAATTGATAAAAACAAAGAGTGGTCGAAAAGTATTTTGGAAATTATTAAAAATCAGAAACTGATTAAAGATGCTCCAAGTCAGAAAGAATATCTATCTGCCCTACAAGAGGCAAATTTAGAAGTAAAAAAATCTATTCTTTTAATAAAAGAAAGAGAAACAGCTGATTTATCTGCCGATAAGATAAAACGCTCCAATATTGCAACAATGGAAGCCGAGCGTAGGCAAAGAGAAGCATCTGAAAAAGCAATACAACGAGACAATAATGAAAAGGAACGCTCTAAAAAATTGACAATTGAAGAGCGGATACAGAATGAGATAAACAACAAAGCACTCAAACAAGAAGCATTAGAGCGTTTGGGATTGGTTTCTGCTTACACAAAATTAAACAAAGCAAGAGCCGAGGCAAAAGACAAACTTCGAGAGTTAATTGCTAGTGAAAGTGCATCTACCGCAGAAATTAAAAAAGCACAAAAGGAATTTGAAAGGCTTGATGTTAAGGTTAAAAACGCAGACCATACTGTTGGCGATTTTAGTAAAAATGTAGGTAATTATCCTACTTCATTTAAAGGTGCAATAGGGGGTCTTAAAAATTTAGCAGGGGCATTTGGTATAACAGCAGGGGTAACTGCGTTTGTATCTGGTTTGAAAGATGCGTTTAATACTATTAAAAAATTTGACCAAGGAATAGCCGATTTAAGTGCAATAACAGGGGCGAGTGGGAAAGATTTAGATTATTTAAAAAACAAGGCTATTGATTTAGGTAAAAACACTAAAGGAGGTGCTATTGCGGTTGTTGAGGCTTACAAGTTAATTGGTTCTGCTAAACCAGAATTACTATCAAACGTAAACGCCTTAAATAAAGTTACAGAGGCTACCCTAACTTTATCACAGGCTTCTGGTATGGAGATGCCACAAGCGGCTACCGCTTTAACAGATGCTATGAATCAGTTCGGAGCTGGGGCAGACGAGGCTGGAAAATATATAGATGCTTTAGCAAATGGGGCTAAATATGGGGCTTCTGAAATACCACAAACAACAGAGGCTTTATTGAAGTTTGGAGCTGTAGCGAGGTCATCAAATATAAGTATAGAAGAAAGCACGGCATTAATTCAATTATTAGCAGAAAATGGGATAAAAGGGGCAGAAGCTGGTACGGCATTAAGAAATGTTTTACTAAAAATATCAGCTCCAGACGCCTTACCAAAAGAAGCACAATTAGCAATGAAAGATTTAGGTATATCTTTCGAGATGTTAAAAGATAAAAGCATACCAATAGAAGAAAAATTTAACGCATTAAAACCATTATTAAAAGACAATAAAGACTTAATAAAAGTTTTTGGGTCTGAGAATATTGTAGCCGCTCAAAATTTAATTGAGCATACGGATAGACTAAAGGAATTAATACCTAAAATGGGTGAGTATGGTACTGCTCAAGAGCAGGCTACTATAAGAATGGATACGTTAAGCGGAAAGTCAGAAAAACTAGCAAGCACTTATGATAGTTTTATATTATCAATTGGAAGCGGAAGCGGTACTGTTTCTAAATTTTTCAAATTATTTATTGATGGAAGTATATCCGCTTTAGAAGGGTTAATTAGATTAAATACTTCTTGGGAAGATTTAAAGAAAAAAGCAGCGGAAGCTGGGAAAGAAAAAGGAGTTACTGAGTTCGATAAGAGGTTTAAGTTTGCTAAAGAAAACAAACCAAAAGCTAATTTTATAACAGATGAGGTTGGGGATAATAAAGAGATAGCAAAAAGAATCAAAAAAGATGCCGAAGAGCAATATAAAATTTATGAAAAAGAATATAATGAAACTGTAAAAAAATTAGCATTATTAAAAAAAGATACATCTAGGGCGATGATAGATCCAGAGGGACTTCATTACGAAATTTCTGAAATTCTTAAGGAGCAAGAAAGGCTTACAAAAGAACTTGGGACACAAGCATCTATTAGAAGAGAAGCTGGAGCGTTTATAAAAGGCAAAAAAGAGCCAGCTCCTACATTTGATAAACCAATTATTAAGGATGAGGATAAAAAAGAGGACAAGGACAAGGATAAAATAGATAAAGAGAAAAGCCTATCCGATTCATTGTACGAATTGAAAAAACAACGCTTGGAACAATTTATAAAACTTAATGAGGAAATAGTTGCGAATGAATTAGAAAGCGACGAAGCTAGAATACTGGCACTTACCAATAGTCAAATAAAACAACACGACTTATTAGTTTTAGAGAGAAACCACTTATTAGAAAACGATAAATTAAATGCTAATGATAGAATTAGAATTAATGAAGATTACTCTTATAAAATAATAGAATTAAACGAAAAAACAAAAGAAAAAATAGATAAAATAAACGAGTTTGATTCGGCAAAATATCAAAAAAAATTAGAATTAGAGGTAAAAGGAGAACAAACAAAAGAAAATAATTTAATTGCAAAAGAAAACGAAAAGTTTAAGAAAATACTAGATAATAAAAAACTTTCAGAAAAACAAATTGAGGAGGAAACAAAGAAACATGAAGAACGATTATTCCAAATAAAAAAAGATGCCGCTATTGCTGTAGCAAATCTTCAAGTGAATAATTTAGAAGCAGAATTACTGGCATTTAAAGCACAGAGTGACGGTTCTGCTAAATCAACAGCCTTAATTACAGATTTAGAATTAAAATTATCAGAAGCTAGAAAAAAACTTACGGAATTAGGGGTATCGACATTTGAGAAGGGGGAAGAAGAGAAGTCTAAATCCGCAAAAGAACAAGCCGAAAATATTTTAAACATTTCAAGCGAAATGACCGATGCTCTTGCTGGCTTATCAAGGGCTTTTTCAGAAGCTAAGATTGCAAAAATAGACGAAGAGATTAACAAAACAAACGAGTATTACGATAAGCAAATAGAACTTGCAGCGAATGATAATGTGCAAAAAGAGCTATTAGAAAAAGAGCGAGAGAAAAAGAATGCCGAACTAGAGAAAAAGAAAAAAGATGCTAAAAACAAGCAGGCTAAAATAGATAAAGCTGTGGCAATTGCACAGGTTAATATAAATACAGCCCTTGCCGTTATAAAAGGATTCTCGGAAAGTACT